GTTTGATATCTGCGAGAACTTCTGATTCGTATGTTTTGTTTCAAAAAGCACTGATTAATGGAATTAAACCGGCAGGAATTAAGCCAGGCAATGGGCGTATCTCTTCCCACTGTTGAGCGATGGATTCGCGATGGATGTCCATTCAAGCAACGAGGAACAAAAGGCATCCCGTGGGTTTTTCTACTGCCAGATGTTGTCGCTTGGTGGGGTCAGCGACAGAGAGAGTCCGCCGCTGGATCAGCGCCAACAGATATCGAAGATGCGAGACGCAGAAAGCTATCCGCTGAAGCGGCGATGGCCGAATTAGAGTTGGCCAAGGCTCGTGGCGAGGTTGCGCCTATTCGAGAGTTCGAGATGACGCAATCCCGCATGATGGCCACCATCCGAACCAACATCCTCAATGTGCCATCGAGAGTTGTTTTGCAGTTGCTGGGTGAGACAGACGAAAAGACATTCAAGGCTAAGCTGCGTGCTGAACTGACGCTAGCGCTTGAGCAGTCGGCCAACGATGACTTCGATATCGAAGACGATGATGGAGAATAGCTGCCTGTTCTCAAACATCCAAGGTGTCATCTTTGCGATGAAAAAGGCGGCCATTCATCTGGTTCCGCCACCCGACATGCTGCCATCTGAATGGGCTGAGAATAATCTGAAAATACCACTCGGTAACGCCGCGCCTGGTCCGATTCGGTTTGCCAATGCTCCACCGCAGCGCGGCATGATTGACGCAGTGCGTGAGCCTGGAATCCGTCGCATTTCCTACATGCTGGCTGCGCAGACTGGAAAGACTACCGTCATGCAGGCAATTGTTGGTTATCACATTGACCACGACGCAAAGTCACAGCTCTTTTGTATGCCAAGTGAAACGGACATGAAGATGTTCCTAGAAACAAAACTTAGGCCGATGCTTGGAACTTGCAAGGCAATTAAGGAGAAGGTTGCAAAGCAACGTAGTAGAGAGGGGGTCAACAATTCAAAGGCCATGTCATATCCAGGTGGCTGGCTGATGATGTCTTGGGCTGGCAGTCCACGAACATTGCGGGGTAGGTCTGCCCCAATCGTCTTGGCTGACGAAATAGACGGTTATCTTGCGACGGCTGAAGGGTCGCCGTTATCACTAATAAACCAGCGTAATGCCGCTTTTGGTGATGAAGCTGTACTTATCGAATCAAGCACTCCCACCACTAAAGGATCTAGCAACATCGAGCTTGGATTTGAGCTGGGAGACAAGCGTCGATGGTGGGTGCCATGCGGTGATTGCGGGACATGGCAAACGCTTAAATGGGACAACGTTACATGGCACGGCAAGTCTTCGCCTAATGAAGAGCAGCATCCAGAATCGGCAAGGTACGTTTGTTGCGACTGCGGTTCTCTATGGGATGACGGCGCGAGAATAGCCGCAATACGCAAGGGTGAATGGCGCGCTGAAAAGCCGTTCAAGGGGCATGCAAGCTTTCACATGAGCGAGCTATACAGCACGTTCAGAAGGATGCGAGATGTTGTCCAGTCCTACCACGACAAGGTGGCTTCTGATGACTTGCAAGCATTTCACAATGTTTCATTGGCCGAAACCTATGAAGCTATGGGGGAACAGGCTGAAACCCATGTGCTGATGTCACGTCGCGAACGCTACGCGGCCAAAGTCCCGATGGGCGGCATCATCCTGACGGCTGGCATCGACATGCAACAGGATCGACTGGAATGTGAAGTGGTGGCCTGGGGACATGGCGAGGAATCGTGGTCTGTCGAATATCGAGTTTTTTGGGGCGACCCATTGCAGTCTGACGTGTGGGAAGACATGGAGTACTTTCTCTCGCAATCATTCCGTCATGAGTCCGGCGCTCACTTGGCTATCACCTGTGCGGCAGTAGATACCGGCGGCACGGGAGGGAATACGCAAGCTGCCTACGAATGGCTCTTCAGCAAACGAGGACGAAGGATTTACGGCATCAAAGGTATGGGCGGCTGGGGGAAGCCCATCGTGTCAGCGCCAAGCAAGCGCCGCAGCGGCAAATCAAAGCGCAAGATTGACCTGTTCATGGTGGGGGCCGACGAGGTGAAGCTAACCATCATGCGCCGGTTAGCGATTGCCAATGCGGGACCAGGTTACTGCCATTTTCCAGAGGATAGGGACGAGGAGTGGTTCCATCAGCTTACCGCTGAGAAGCTGATGACCAGATACGTCAAGGGATTCCCTGTGCGCGAGTGGCACAAAACCAGACCGCGCAATGAGGCGCTCGACTGTCGCGGCTATGCACTGGCCGCACTCAAGATTCTGAATCCCAGCTTCAAACAGGCAGAGTTCAGGCTGGGGAAGATGGCGATTGATGAACAAAAGCCAGATCCGAAACCGCTGGTTCAGGCGCCCTCAATGATGCCGCCACCGAAACCACCCACCCGTCGAACATCGAGCGCACTGCTATGAAAATTGAGATCACCGCTGACAGCAAGGGCGTCCAAAGCTATTTCGAGAGCGTTGCCAAACGTCAGATGCCGTTTGCCTTGATGCGCACGATCAATGATCTGGCTTTCAAGGTGCGGGAAGACGTGCATCAGGCAATGGGCGGGGTATTTGACCGGCCCAAACCCAACTTTACCCTCCGTTCCATCGTGGTTGAAAAAGCCACCAAGGGCAATCCATCGGCCTGGGTGGGTCTGCGCAAAGATGGCGGCTTCCGTCAATCACTGAGTCATCACTTCATGGGCGGCGGTCGTCGTTTCAAGAAGTTTGAAGGCTGGCTGCGGGCCATGAATGTCATCAGCACCGGCATCATTGCGGTGGCTACCGATAATGCCCGCAAAGACGCCTATGGCAACCAGGCATTAAGTGAGATTCGCGCCATCATGTCTGCATCGTGGCGCATGGATCGTGTCAGCAAGGGCTTCTCGGCCACCATTACCCGTGGCCGCGGCAAGCGAGCCGCCGCCATCGGCTATTTCATGATTCCGACGCGCAACCAGAAGGGGCTGGAACCCGGCGTATATCGACGCATCCGCGCAGGCAAAGGCACCGCCGTGCAAATGGTCGTGGCGTTCGTCAAACCCGGCCAATACGACCGCGTGATTCAACTGGAGGAGATTGCCCCACGGGCTGGCGTGAATGTCAGCGCGACCTTCGCCAAGCATCTGCGTAATGCCATCGCTACCGACAAGCAACTCAACCGCACCCTATCCCGCTAAACCACAACATCTAGTGCTTTACATATTGACAAACCACAGCATGTAGTATAATCGGCGGAAATCTCACGAGGGTTTTCGCATGAACGCATTTCTAAAATGGGCCGCAATGCTAGTCATCGGGGCCATCACCGACCAGGCGCTCGACAAGGCCAACGTCGAACGCATCAAGAACTTCATCGTCGGGCAATCCAACGAAGCCATCAGCAACGCCATCAAGCACCAACGGGCGGCGGACCTCATCAAGGAATTGGCGGGCGACCTGGCCGATGTCGTGGTGGACTGGGTGATTCACACAGTTCTCTGGGTCGCCAAGTCAACCGGCCAGATTGAGAGCAAGCCATGACCACCAACACAGGCATGAACTGGCAGGCGGTGATGTGGTTGGCCATGTCAGCAATTACCGCAATGGAAACCGGGACGGAGCGTCACGTGTTGCTGGGTGTTGCGATGGTGGTCATGGCCATTGTCGCGTGGCGCACCACCGGCAGCGGGCTGACCCGAAAGGAATCCGCAGAAATCCTCGACACGACCGCTGACATTCAGGACGTGCTGAAACAAGGCCGCGATGAAAATTAACCGCGCCGGACTGAACCTCATCAAGGACTTTGAAGGCTTACGGCTGATCGGCTATCGCTGTCCAGCAGGAATCCCGACCGTTGGCTATGGACACACGGGACCAGAAGTCCGTGTCGGTAGACGCATCACCGAGGAACAGGCCAACACCTACCTCATCAACGATGTGTCTCGCTTTGAGCGCGGCGTGACCGACGCCATCGGCACCACGCCAACTACCGAAAACGAGTTTTCCGCGATGGTCAGCCTCGCCTACAACATCGGCCTCGGTGCTTTTGGCAAATCCTCTGTCCTGCGTCATCACAAGGCCGGTCATCGGCTCCGCGCAGCGGCCAGCTTCTTGCTCTGGGTGAAAGCCGCCGGCAAAACCCTTCCCGGCTTGGTCCGCCGCCGCAATGCCGAACGGAGGATGTTCCTGTCATGACCGACGACTTCCTCAATCAGATCCTCATCGGTGTCGGCATCGTCACCTGCATTGCCTTCGGACTCGCTGCCGTCCTGTATTGGGCGCTGTCATGAAAGACCCCTACCAAGACATGATGACTGAGGTCATGGGGTACATGCTTTTTTTGGTCTGCTTTGTCGTCGCGTTGGTCGTGACAGGCTGCGCCCCGGTGCAAGTTGCGCCGAATCTCAAATTCCCCGAAGCCAAAGCCTGCCCGACCCTGGTCATGCCGCCGATTGGCACCGACTGCCTGCTGGACATACAGGGCGACAAAGTCACGGCCAACGACTGCGGCGACACGCTGCTGCGGGGCTATGTGCGTGCGCGGTCCTTACTCAAACCGGGTGCGGCTGTCAGTTCAAACCCGCCCTAATCAACCACCCGGACGCAGGCTATGGCAACACTCTCACCATCGAGGCTATCAGACAGTCAGGACTCATGGCTCACCTCTCTTGTGAAATGGATTAGGAGCAGATCAATGAGCGACTGGCTGAAGATTCTCGGCACTGTGATGGCGGCGGTCTTCGTCGTCTGGAACATGGTGCAACAGCACGAATACCGTCTCAACCAGATTGAGAGCGGCTTCAAGGAACATCTGGATAAGCACGATGACCAGTATCGCGAGATTCAAAAAAGTCTGCGCGAGATTGACCTGACATTGACTCGGCTTACAGCCCCGCGACAGTAATGGCTCGCGACTTAAGCAAGGTATCCAGGACCGAGCATTGGCTGGATATGTTGACGCCTATCGTCATGATAATCGGGGTGGTTGCAATGGCCATAACCGTGATTCTCGGTGGAGCTTTTACATATCGCCTCATTACCCGCTTGGCTGGGGCGTGCCACTAATGGCCGATGACGCCGACCGCGCCCAGGAGTATCTCGACCGGGCCATGCGCCGTTATCACACGCGGCCCATCACGCCACACGCGCAGTTCAGGCAGTCCACCGATTGCAATGACTGCGGCGATGATATTCCGCTGGCACGCTTGAAGATTTTCCCCTACGCCGTCCGCTGCGCTGAATGTCAGGGCTACTATGAGAAGGACCGTGGCTGATCCGATTGATGCCTTGGAAGTGATGATCTGCGACACCCTGCAAGCCGCCCAGGCTGAAGGCGTCGTGTCAGAAGTTCGCGCCAAGATTCAGTCATGGCGCATGCGGTTCGGCGGCGAGGAAGTCTATGTGGCGAGAAGGGCGCATATTGCACGGCAAGCGAAGATAGCCGCGCTATCAGCAAAAGGACTATCTCCAAAAGAAATCTCTGCCAAGCTGGGCGTGACCCGTCAAACCGTCCACAACGCCCGCAAATCCTCAGCGATTCTGTAAAAAGTTTCCCCCTGTAAGTCTTGACGCCGGTCGCGCAATGATGCGGACATGGCATACACCCAAACCCAGCTTGAAACCATTGAAGCGGCTATAACGGCAGGCGCGTTAGAAGTCGAGATTGATGGTCGTCGCGTCAAATACGCATCCACTGATGCGTTGACCAAGCTGCGCGACCAGATGAAGGCCGAGTTGGGTGTTGCGCTGCCCGCAACGGCCCGTGGCCGCGCTTGGCGTCCGCTGACGAGCAGCGGGCTATGAGTGCCGTAATTGATTTCGTCAAGGTGGTGGCCGATAAGGTGGCCCCGCCGCGTCCGACGACCGATGTTCGCCGCTACGACGGCGGCTCTCGCGCCCCCCGTCTCTCGAACTGGCTGGCACCCGCCACCGATGCCAATGCCGCTATACAGACCCCCGGCGCACTCCGCAACCGATCCCGCGATCTGGTCCGCAATAACCCGTGGGCGGCCAAAGGCATCGGCGTTATCGTCAATAACACGGTGGGTTACGGTATCCGCGCCCAACTCAAAGCGCCGAGCGCGTTACGCACCCGGCAAGCGCAAAGCCTGTGGAATGCCTGGGCAGAGACCACCGCTTGCGATGCGGACGGCATGCACGATCTTTATGGTCTGCAAGCCATCGCCATGCGCTCGCTGGCGGAATCCGGCGAATGCCTGATTCGCATGCGCTCCCGCCGTGCAGAAGACAACCTCCCGGTCCCGTTCCAGCTTCAGGTGATTGAACCGGATCTGCTGGTAGATGACCTCAGCGGCATCACCACCGTTCAGCTTTCCGGTGCCGTCGGCAACAACCTCATTCAGCGCGGCATCGAGTATGACCCGCTCGGTCGTCGCGTGGCGTATTACCTCTACAAAGTCCACCCCGGCGCTGACCTGATTAACCTCTCGCCTGCGCAATACACCCGCGTTCCCGCCGAGGAAATCATTCACCTCTATCGGAAGGATAGGCCCGGCCAAGAGCGCGGCGTCCCGTGGCTGGCCTCCGTCATCGTCACCCTGCGCGAGCTGGGCATCTACGACGACGCCATGCTGAAAAAGGCGCAGATACAAAACCTGTTTGCAGGCTTCATGTACTCGGACGATCCGAGCGACATGGCTGACGAAATGGATGACGAAATCCCCGATCTGCAACCCGGCACCATCTACATGATGAAGAGCGGGCGGCGGATTGAGTTCTCCTCACCACCCCCCGCCGCTGAAGACCCGCAATTCCGCGATGCCTGCTTGCGCCGTGTGGCCGCTGGCCTGGGGATTACCTTCGAGGCGCTGACCGGCAACTTGTCAGAAGTCAATTTCTCCTCTGCCCGTCTCGGCGCAATGGAAATGGGCCGCAACGTCGAATCCTGGCAATGGAGCCTGTTTATTCCGCGCTTCTGTCACGGGGTTTTTGCCTGGTTCAAGCAGACCATTGCCATTCAAGGCGTCAACACCACCGACCTTACCGCCGAGTGGACGCCACCCTCCAGAACATTGGTTGACCCGGCACGCGAATGGAACGCGCTACTCACCGCTGTCAGGGCCGGATTCATGACGCTACCCGAAGCCATCCGTTCGCAAGGCTACGACCCCGACACCGTTCTGGCTGAACAAGCCGAATACCTCCAAAAACTCGATGCCGCTGGCGTGATTGTCGAGAGTGATTACCGCTTCGATGCCAAGCCGAAAGTCAGCGCCACCGATACGCAAACAGGAGCGATGAATGCCTGAACTCACACAACAGATCCCGATGCTATCCACGCGGGCCGCTGTCCAGCCGCAGACCTACAACGAGGACGCCCGCACCGTCGAACTGGTGTGGACGACCGGCGCACAGGTCCGACGTTTTGACTGGATGGAAGGGCCGTATCTGGAAGAACTCTCACTGGATGCCAAGGCCATCCGCATGGATCGGCTCAACTCCGGCGCACCCCTGCTCGCCAACCACGATGCGCGTTCACTTGATGCCGTGATCGGTGTCGTCGAGAAAGCCTGGATCGATGGCAACCAAGGCCGCGCCACCGTCAGATTCAGCGACCGTGAAGACGTGGCACCGATTATCAGCGATGTCCGGGCAGGCATTCTCAGAAACATCAGCGTGGGCTATCAGGTTCACGAATACGAGATCGAGAAGCCCACCGAGCGCGGCGGAATGCCGACGTACCGGGCGACCGATTGGGAACCGATGGAACTCTCCATCGTAACCATCCCTGCGGATTCATCCGCGCAAATACGCGGTTCGCAAGAACTGCATTCAGTTTCTTTAACCATCAGAGGTAACAGCATGTCTGAACCTTCAGAAAACCAAACACCGGCTGACGAAGTTCAGGCTCCGGTTGAAACCCCTGTTGCACCCGACGCGAACGAAATCCGCGCTCAGGTTCGCACTCAGGAATTGTCCCGTATTGCCTCCATCCGTGATGCCGTTCGCAAGGCCAAGCTGGATGACACCTTTGCCGACAAGCTGATCGACAAAGGCATCAGCATTGACGAAGCCCGCGCCTCCGTTCTAGATGCAATGGCCGCCAAGTCTGACGCCAGCGCCACGCCGAGCCAGATCGAACTGGGCAAGACCCATGAAGAAAAGGCACTGCGCGGCATGGAAGAAGCCCTGTTGGCCCGTGCCGGTCTCGTCAAGCACGAAGATCTGGCAGGTAACGAGTTCAGAGGCATGCGCCTGTCTGACTTCGCCAGAATGTCTCTGGAAAAGTCCGGTGCCAACACGCGCGGCATGAGCTACGACAGCATGGCGCAAGCCGTACTGCGGAATGGACAGACCACCAGCGACTTCCCGGTCCTGCTGGAAAACGTCATGCACAAGACGCTGCTGGCGGCTTACCAGACGGCACCCGACACCTGGCGGCAGATTGCCCGCGTCGGCTCTGTCTCCGACTTCCGCGCATGGAAGCGTCTGCGTACCGGCACCCTGGCTAACCTGACCGCTGTCAATGAAGCCGGTGAACTGACCAACATGCCGATCAGCGATGCAACCGCTGAAAGCGTACAGGCCAGCCGCTTCGGCAACATCATCAGCATCACGCCGGAAACCATCGTCAACGATGACTTCGACTGGATTGCTAACCAAGCGTCTGCACTGGGCCGCGCTGCCGCTCGCACCATCGAAGCTGCGGTTTACGCCAAGCTGATTGCCAATCCGAATATGTCGGACGGAAACGCCCTGTTGAGTTCTGATCACGGCAACATCCAGACCTCTGGTGGCGCTATCAGCGTCGCCACTGTGGATGCTGGCCGCGTCGCCATGGCCCAGCAGATGGACAACGATAGCAATGACTATCTGAACATCCGCCCCAGCATCCTGCTTTGCCCGATCAGCATGGGCGGGACTGCCCGCGTCGTCGCTGGCTCCCAGTATGACCCGGACTCTGCGGCTCGCCTGTTGGTGCCGAACAAGGTCAACGGCCTTATCAGCACCGTCATCGACACCCCGCGTCTCAGCACGGGCTGGTATCTGCTGGCTAACCCGACCGATGCACCCGTCATCGAAGTCGTGTTCCTCGACGGCAACCAGAACCCGCGCATTCAGCAGGAAGAGTCATTCCGCACCAAGGGCATGTCCTGGTCGGTTGAACTGCCCTTCGGTGTCGGCATTGTCGATTATCGCGGCATCTACTGGAACGATGGGGCCTGATCCCCAGCGGACTGAACGGGGCGGTACGCCGCCCCACCAGCTAACTCATTGAGGAACGCAAATGGCTAACAATTTCAAAACAGATGGTGATGTCATCACCTGGACCAACGGCACCGGATCGGCAGTCGCCTCCGGCGATGTCGTGGTTATCGGCAAGCTGATGGGTATTGCGGCGGTGGATATCGCCAATGGTGCCAGCGGCTCTGTATATCTCGAAGGCGTCTTCACGGTGCCGAAGGTATCCGCAGCCGTCATCGTTCAGGGTGAAAACATCATCTGGGACGCATCGGCAGGCAAGTTTGACGACAACGCGGCCACTCCGGCGACCGGCGATGTCAGCAACTGCGTAGTGGCTTGGGAGGCAGCAGGTAATGGAGTCACCTCCATCCTGGCGCACTTCAACCGTCGCATCGGCAGCGTTACATAAGACCAGTGACCAGCGCCTTTGACCAACTCGCCAGCCTAGCCCACGGGTCTCTTGAACGTGTGTTTGGCAGCGCCGTCAGCATTGACAGTGTGGACGGCAC